CCCCAGAAGCGACGAAGGCCCGGAGGGTATCCAACCCCCCAGGCCAAACGGCTTGGACGCTCCTACGGGCCCTAGGGCCCTCTAGCGGCGCATGGCTGTTTGCAGCACGTGCCCGGCGAGCTGAAGCCGTCCCTCCAGCTCTGCGTCATCCTCGGCCTGCACCTGCGCCTTGGCCGAGCGCGGAACCACCACGCCAGGCCGCGGCATGTGATGCGGGTGCAAGCCGACCTTCATCAGGAACAGCTCCCACAGCAGCGGCGGCATCGGCTCGAGCGAGCGCTCCCACCTGCCCCACTGCCTGTAGCCCTCGAGGCCGATGAGCTGCGCTGCCTGGGACTGCGTGAGGCCGGCATGGTGGCGCGCCAGCTCGATGAGGGCCGGGTGTGGGTCCAGCTCCAGGCTACGCATGGCAGGCCTCCTTGGGCCCGTACTCCGGGTGCTGCCCGGTCTTGATCAGGAACAGCTCCCACGCGGCCGGCGCCATTGCCGAGACACCGCGCTCGTACTTGGACCAGTTCATCGGATGCACGCCCACCAGCTCGGCAGCTTGCGGCTGACTGAGCCTGGCGATCGCGCGCGCGGCCTTGATGGTCTCAGCGGTCGGAGTCATTGCGCAAGCCCCAGCACGATGAGGCCAGCGCCAAGCGCGCCGGCGACGATGGGGCCGAAGAACCAGCCCACGATGGCCAGGATGATGATGAAGACGACGATGTAGGAGTCCATGGTGTTCTCACTTCTGGAAGGCAGCTTCGCCAACCCGGTTGCCGTTGATGTCGCGCAGCGGGAACTTGTAGAGCGTCTCATCGGCTTCGATCCGATCGGCCACTTCGCGCAGGATGCGAGCAACCTCCGCGTTGAGGTCCTCATCGAAGGCAGCGTTGTTGCAGTTGAGTTCTAGGGTGAAGTTCATTGGTTGTCTCGGTGAGGGCCCGAAGGCCCGGTGATCAGAAAGGGATGTCGTCGAAGCAGTTGACGTTGTGGAAGGCCCAGTAGTGGGCGTCGTGCAGGCGCAGGGGATCGAAGAAGCACTCGCCGTGCTTGATCACGAAGGCTTCGTTGCCCTTGATCTGGTCGAGCCGATCAGCCAGCTTGCGAGCCAGGGCTTGGGTCAGGTAGTGGTAGCCACCGTTGGCCGGGGTGCTGCTGATCCTGCCGTCGAAGCAGTCAGCGAGTTCGATGGTGTAGGTGATGTTCATAATCGCTTTCCTTGGTGAGTCGTTTCGTGGCTGAACTCCTGTTCAACCCAACAGACTCAAGCATAAGCGATCTGCTTAGTGCATAAGCGATCCACTTAGGCAGTAAGTCTCGAAACCCTCGAATGAATGTCGCAAGCGTTGCCCAGAAGCTGCAGTTGAACCTGCAGTAGGCATTTGCGTTAAATATGACCAATTTGCCCTCAAAGCCAATGGAATCAACGACTTACGAGGCTTCTGTTACAGGCGTCGCGCTCCCCCGCAGAGAGAGCAAGGACCGATCACGAAGATTCATCAGGCGTCACCAGCTTTCACGACGTGTCAAAAACCCTAGGTGTGACAAGCACTTAGCGGTGCCTCCATCACTTTTCTTTGATCACGATTCATCACGATGGATCACGCGAAGTCATGTCCTGTCATGAACGGTCAAGGGATCTTGCAGTACAGGCTGCAGTACGGCCAAATCGAGCCTTCTCATACAAAACACCGGCAACGAAGGACAAACGAAATGGCTGCACCGAAGTTCAAAGCGCTCAACGATTCTGCGCTCAAAGCCTACTCGATGGCGAGCGACAAGGAGCTGGTCAACCTGGTCGACGGCGAAGGCCTCGACCTCCAGTTCAAGCGCGTCAAGCGCGGCGACAAGCCGGTGATCACCAGGACCTGGCGCTTCACCTACACCCGGCCGATCAGCTCGCCCAAAGCCGGCCTGCGCACCACGCTGATCCTCGGCAGCTATCCCGAGCTGGGCCTGGGCGCGGCACGCACTGCTGCCACTGAGCTGCGCGGGCTGGTGCAGCGCAACGTCGACCCTTCGATCGTGCGTGAGCAGGGCAAGGCCAAGGAGGCCGCGGTGCGTGAGGACAAGGAGCGCTCAGAGAACGGCCTGCCGCTGCGTGGCAGCTTCAAGGAGGCCGCGCTCGAGTACCACGCAGATCGCATGATCCCCGGCACCAAGACCACCTGGTCGGTCCAGTACGGCAAGACGTGGCTGCAGCGCGCCAGGGACTACCTGTTCCCCACGATCGGTGACAAGAAGCTCGAGGACCTGACGGTGGCTGACATCGTGGCCTGCTTCAAGCCGCTCGAGGCGTCACAGAACTTTGAGACCGCGACCTGTGTCCGCGAGGGAGCGCAGCAGGTGCTGGACTTCGCGATCTCCCACGAGAAGCTCGACCGCAATGTCGCGCGCGATGCCAAGCCGCGTGCCAAGACCCACACACCCGAGCACCATCCGCAGATCCACGATCCGAAGCAGCTCGGCCAGCTCTACCGTGAGCTGATGGACCCGGTGAAGAGCGGCAGGTACGGCACCCGCGCCAACGAACTGGCACAGGCTGCGTGTCAGATGCAGGTCCTGTTGTGGCAGCGCCCGTCGATGATCACCGGCATGCAGTGGAGCGAGATCGACCTCGAGCACGAGACCGGCCCGCGCTGGACCATCCCCGCGAAGCGCATGAAGCTCGACCAGGACCGCAAGGGCCAGGGCGACAAGTACAACCACGTGGTGCCGCTGCCGAAGAAGGCCATCGAGATCCTCGAGCGCATGCGCGAGATCAATGGCCACCGCGAGCACGTGTTCGCCGTGCTGCCTTCGAAAGATGTGCCGATGGCCAACGAGACCATGATCAAGCCGCTGCGCGAGCTGGGCTGGGGCAAGGAGGAGATCAATGGCCACGGCTTCCGCGGCACCGCGCAGACTATGTGCCTCGAGCGTCTCGGCATTGCCCTGCAGACCACCGAGTGCCATCTGGCGCACGTGCCTCCCGGCCTGGGCCGCACCTACAACAATGCCGAGTTCGTTGACCAGCGCCGCGCGATGCTCGAGCAGTGGGTGGCCTACGTCGAGCGCCAGGCCTTCGGTGCCGAGGTGGTGCAGCTCAAGCGTGCCGCGTAAAAGCAGAAGGGCCCGGTTGGGCCATTTGATCAATTGCCTCCTTGGCCGGCGCGCATCTTGTAGAGCGCCTCGAGCACCTGCTCGGCACGCCACCGCAGACCTCTCAAGCCCCAGGGGATGGGTGCCTCGAGGATGCCCTTGGTGATCAGCTTCTTGATGCTGTTGTGCGAGCGGATGTTGAGCTTGGCCTTCACAAACTTGATGTCCACAAGCTGCTTCAGGTCGGCCGGCCAATCCAGGTTGTCATCGTCATTTGTCGGTTCGCTAGACATAGCGGACACCTCCTCAGAATGAGGTGCGTGTTCGCACTCTTGTACATGCACATCTAAGCGTCTTCCCATTGCTCGGCTCACATCCACAAATATTCGACCTGCACCCAGTTGAGGCTACCCAGCTCCAGCCCTAGTCGATACCCTTCGACCGCTTGCTGCTGAAGCTCGAAGCGATGACCACGCTTGTTGCCATCGGCCTGGTAGTCGATCGACGTGTACTCAAAGGCCTGCGTGTAGTTGGCCAGTGCTTCGCCTGGCAGCAGACCGGCACGCACGACCCACTGGGCCTTCAGCCCAATCAGGCACCCAGGTTCCTCAGTGTTGCGTGTCATGGTCCTGCTCCATGTACAAGAGGTTGATGGCTTGCGCGATCGCGGCCGAGGTGGGAGCGTAGGCACGCACCACCCGATGGGCCTCCTTGTTCACACGCACCGCAACCTCGGGTGAGATCTTGCCGCTCAGGACCACCACGTCCCGGTAGCTGCCGAACTCGCGCGAGCCTGGCGTCACGAACCGGATGTCGGGGTGTGCGTCGAGGGTGCCGTTCAGAAAGCGCAGCATCTCATCCTGCTGCTGACCCTTCAGGCCCACCACGTCGATCTGCAATCGCCTCTCACCGTTCGCCAAGGTCTGTGCCTTGGCCACGGCTTTTGGGGGCGTTAGCGGCCCTCCTAGCGCTTCCTCGAGGCTGGCCACAGATTGCTTGCGCACGTCGTCCATCAGCGCGCCCAGGCGCTGCTTGAAGATCGTGTCGACCTCCGAGCTGAACTCATGCAGCGTCTGCGCCACGGCACGCGCGAGGATGGAGCTGATGCGCTCCGCGAGCGGCTGTGAAGTGGGGACTTCGGCCGGCAGCGCCGGCGAACCATCGTCGTCCTTGGGCTCGACTAGGTCGGGAATCGCCGGTGCGGGGGGCCCGGCCGAAGTCTCCTGCTCTGGACCATCCCCTAGGAGGGTCCACATGTTGTCTGCGCCGCGGGCCAGGCCTTTGAGCAGCTCGCCCACCTTGGGCTTGCCGGCCTTCTCCAGGCTCACGTGCGATCGGCGCCGCTCAGGGGGCAGCACCTGCTCTTGCACGTCGATCACGATGCTGGCCAGGCGCCGACCATCACCGGCATCCTGACGTGCCTGCACTGCCCGCGCGACCAGGGCCCACTCGTGCGTGGTCCACATGACAGTCCGGCCGCGATAGTTGTCGACCGGCTTCAAGCTGATTGGTGGTGGTGCCGGCGTAGGTGCGGGCTGGCCCTGCTCCTCATCAGGCAGAAAGGACTGCTGGACATCCTCCAGCAAGCCACGCCAGAGTGCGAGCCGCTTCTCGCACTCGATCTCTTTGGTGCCGTAGGTGCCCTGCTTGATCGATCGCTCTTCACGCCATCGCGAGGGTGGGAGCACCTTGCGCTGGGCCTTGAGCATCAGTTCAACCCACTGCTCGCGTTGAGGGCTGCGGCCAGGCTCGAGGTGCTTGAGCTGAATCCATGCCATCAACCGATGCCACTCTGCGTTTGTCCAACGCACTGTCCTGTGGCCAGCTTTATTCGTATTCATTCGTACTGCTCCAACTCAGTGCAGGCATCCCACTGCCCGCACGCGCGCGACATCCGCACGCTGTTTCTTGCCGAATTCGTATGTGTAGTGCATGGTGAACCTCGGTTCAAGTGACCAGTTGTGACTCGTTGAATGGGCGCCACAGACATCAGATGTCCGAGGGCATGTGCAAATGACCAGTGGCAATTGGGTGGGAAGCGGTGCACATGGCGTCGCCCGTAAATGGGTCAGGAGCTGCCCTGCTCCGGTGCATCAGGGGGCTCGACTACTTCAGTTGGTGGATCCATCGACTCGCCCTCTTCAGCCAGGCGCTTGTTGACCAGGCGCTTGCCGCGGGGTGAGTCCTTGTCCCTGGCCAAGGCATCCTTGACCGCGTTCACGGCGTCGCTTGCGCTGGGCTGTGCCGGTGCAGCCACGTCGAAGAACTGGTCGATGGTGCCGACCTGGTCGCGCAGCGAGAGCCAGATGCGCTTGAGGTGCAGGACCTGTGCCGGCGTGATCGCTTCGATCGAGCGCTGGTACTTCTTCTCCACCATCTCGCGCGTGACACCGAAGGGCTCGAAGCTCTGCAGCAGGCGCAAGATGTTGGCCGGGCTCACGTCGGCATGTGCGCGGTTGGTGACCTCGCACTGCTTGATGGCTGTGTCGAACACATCGCCGGGGATGACGCTCATCAGCACCGCGCGCTTGCGGCGCTGTCCCATGTTGGCCACCAGCTCATAGATGTCCCGCTCATCGGTGACACGCTTGCGGCCCTGCTTGGTGTCGCGCACGTGCTCGACGTGGAAGGTGCGGTAGTCATAGAAGCCGCTCTCGAGATCCCAGGCCTCGGCCTTGCACTCGGAGTAGCCATCGTGCCGGATCTCTTTGATGCCGCACATGATGTTGCCCCAGCGTCGAGCTGCAGCCTCGACCAGCTTGATGGAGGGACCGGTGATGGCGCTGCCACCGCGCGAGTACTCATACACGGCTTGCTCTGCCAGGCCTGGGCGCATGCAGTCGCCCTGGATCAGGTCCATGGCCTTGACCGGGTCGCGTGGATTGGCGCGTGCCATGAGCATCTGCGCCTGCACCTCGGCCACTGCACGCTGTGCCTCGCCGGCCAGGACCAGCGAGGTGGACTGTGCCGGGCTGGGTTCGTTAGGCTCGCGCTTGAAGGGGGACTCGACTAGTTCGTTCACGCTGTGATCTCCTTGAGCTTCCACGGTGGCAGGGACAGGATCTGGATGTCTTGCGGATAGCCTGGCCACTCATTGCGGTACTGGCAGCGCGCAGCGAGCTGGAGCGCGTCTTGGCACTCCTGCTGGCCACGCTCCATGGCCAGGTCATCGATCATGCAAGGGGTGGCTGCGAAGGGCCACGAGGACTCGACCACACCGAACACGAAGCCGACCACCTTGATGCCGGTCGCAGCCTCGAAGCCGCGCGAATACCACATCGCTTGCCGGTGGTAGTTGTAGTTCGCCACTGAGCGCTCGAAGGCACTGCGTGCGGCATTGCCTGATGTCTTCAGATCGAACAGCACCGCGGCAGGCTCTTCATCGGTGCCCACCATGTGCACCCAGTCGATGCGCGCCTTGCACAGGATCTTGACCTTGATGCCGTCGAGCGAGACCTCTTCGTGCCAGAAGCAGGACACCTCTGGCTTGCCATCGGCCAGCAGGTCAGCGATCAATGGCACTGAGCGCACCGCAGCGGCCTGCTCAAAGGCCACCTCACGCTCGAGCTGCGTGATGACCTCGAGTCCCATGTCCTTGGCCTTGGCAGTGAAGGTCTTCCATTCCTTCGAGCGCTTGTCGACATCAGGACCGACCACGTAGCGCCTGGTCAGCTCATCAGGCTCGAGCACTGCGACGTGCGTCAGGGTGCCATTGAGCATCTGCGGTGAGGGCTCACGTGCATGCGCGCGTGCCTCCTCGGTGAAGGACAGCTTGTAGTGCCGGGGCGATCGCTCCATCAGGGTCGAGATGCCCGAGTTGCTCAAGGCCTCGATGGCGAAGTACTGCGCCGCGGGCATGCGTTCGATCAGTCCGAGGTGGGACACGGTCACCTCCAGCAGGTTGGTCACGGTCTTGCTCCAAGCAATGTGCTCAGCCACCGCGCGAGACGATTCCAGAAGCGAGCCTTGAAGAAGGGGCCTTCGCAGGCATTGCCCTGGATCACGCGCGAACACCACTTGTCCACGCTCCATGAGTGCCTCTTGTTAGTCGAGTAGGGCATCCAGGTGCTTCCATGCGTGATCGCCGGCCAGCAGCTCGAGCACATCCTTGCCTTCATCGCAGCAGGTGAGGGCGCGTGCAAGCAGCTCGAGCTTTTCGTCTGTGATCTCGGTGAGTGCGACCACGAACACGTCCAGCCACTTGCCCGTGAGCTGCGAGCTGGCAGGTGTGGGGATGATGGCCTGGCGATCCTTGTAGGCCGCGTTGATCCACTCCTCGTGCAGCTTCGACCAGATGCGTTCGCGGTTCTTGATGTTGGTCTCGTCATCCATCGCCATCAGTCTCCAAGTTCAGTGCTCTCAACGGGAGTGCATTTGAACTGCGGTCGCAAGCGCTTGTCGAGTGTTTTTGCAATCGGTCTGTCATGTCGTTGTATGAGTTTTCATGACGTGTCACGACGTTGAATGAGGTATCAAGAAAGACCGGTTTCAGCGCATCAACCCTAAGCTTTTCTCAGGAAATACAGATGTGCTTGGTGCGTGTCATGAGCTGTCATCAAGAGTCATGAACGTGTTTGTTCAGACATGTGATGTCACGACGTGGCAAGGCCATTGCGATGCACGTATGCGAGTGCTTGAATGGCCCGGCTTGCACATTCACACAAGAGGTTGGGGACATGACTAAGCAAGATGCATTCGACGTGCTCGCGCCTGGCGTGACAGGCACTGATGCCATCAACGAGGTGGCTTCGATATGCGGCGTGTGCTACCAGGCTGTGGTCAAGTGGCCCAGTGGTGAGCTGCCCCCCGGCATCGAGAACAGAGTGCTCGCAGCCATCTACCGCATGCGCCATCCGAGAGAGGTGTATGCGCTGAGCAAGTGCCCGCTAGTGGCCAATCCATTCGCAGTGCGCGCCTGAGCCCCTGCAAGGCCACCAGCATGGTTGGCTACTACCACCACTTCGGTGACTTCGCGCGCGACACGAACGCACTCAGCAGTTCGCAGCTCGGCCTCTACCTGCAGCTCATCCATTGGTCGTACATCCACGAGACTCCGCTGCCTTTGGAGGTGCCTGAGGTCGCAAGTTGCTTACAGGGGTGCAACCGATCCGCAAGAACCCTTGCGAGCTTGAGATGCGTGTTGGAGAGGTTTTTTGCTCGCACTGCAGAGGGTTGGGTGCATGCACGGGTGCAACGGGATATTGAGCGCTACCACGCGGCTCTGCCGAAGCGTGAGGCCAAGCGTGAGAACACCAAGGAACGCCAGAGAAGGTATCGCGACAACCGCGTGAAGCTCTTCGAATCCTTACGCAGCGCGGGCTGCAACATGCCCTACAACGCAACCAACATCACTCTGTACGAGATGCTCGAGCGCCTGGGCCTGCCCAATCCGTGCCAGTACACACAAGACTTGAGCCTGCCCGTAACGCGTGACGTAACGCGTTATGCGTCAACCAGTGACGCCGTTTCAACTGTTGCCCAGGCAGAGGACGTAACGCGTCTTGTCGACGGTAGGCATAACCCAGAACCCATAACCCAGAACCCGATAGCTGGACGCGTTACGGGTAGGGCCGGCGAGGCGTCAGGAGAGGCCGCTGCGCGCGCTCGCAGCGCGTTAGATGAGCAGGCAATTCAGGCCTTCAAAGCCATCCGAAAGGCCTACGGCAGCATCCCTGGTGGTGGCAACGCCAGTGACCCTCGCTTGCGCCAGGTGCTCATGGCCGGCGTGACTGTCGACCGCATCGGTGTGGTGGCCACGCAGTGCGGCGTGCTGCGCAAACCGTGGAACTACCTGATGGCCACGCTCACCGGCCAGCTACATGACGCCCAGCAAGGGCCCAGGAACGGCACACACGCGGCGAACGTCGCGATGGTCAGGGCCTTGTGCCCCTCGCTGGCTGAGAAGGCGCCTGAGCCCGCTAAACCGCTCGAGGTTGACGATGACTACCCACCGATCAGTTGACGCCGTCCCGTCGAGGGAGCGCGATGCGACCCGCAAACCCGCGCCAGGCTTGGCTATGCGGCAGGCAGGGTCCTCCGCTACTGCAGCTTGGACTGCAGCTTGCCTCGAGCGATCGCCCGCGAGCAGGACCTCGAGCCGTGAGGTGCGTCCGAGTGGAGAGGGGGTGCCTGGCGTGGCGTGCGCGGGTGCCGGGGGGGCGGCGAGCGGCGCGGCCGGGCCGGCGCGAAAGAGTGGGGCCCTCCCTCCCTCTCACTCCCCTACCTTCCCTGAACCCAGGTTCACTTGGCTAGACAACCATGTGTGAATGGTTCTGGACTCTGTGCCTGGTGTGGTTTGTGTGGGCCCTTGTGGTCACGTGGAGGCATTGGTGATGAGCAACGAACGAATCACGGAGCTGTGGGAGCAGGCGAGGGAGCAGTGGCTTCGGGCCGATGTTCCAGAAGCGGAGCTTCACCTGCTCTTCGCCAGGCTGATCGAACGGGAGGTGCGCTATGGAAGCCAATCAGGTGCTAGGTGAACTCGCCGCGATCTACGGCATGCGCTTCATGCGCCAGTACGACGGCATGGACATGGAGCAGGTGGCAAGGGCCTGGTCGAGGCAGTTGGCGACGCTCACTCCGAGGGCGATCGAGTGGGCCATGGAGCACTTGCCGAATGTGCCCCTCAACGCGCTTGAGTTCAGAGCACTCGCGATGCAAAGGCCAGCGGTGCAGCATGTTCAAGAGCAGGGGCCACCGGCCGACCCGGCGCGTGTGGGTCAGATCATGGCTTGTCTAAGCAAGGGCAAGGGGCGCGGCGCCTGGCAATGGGCGATGGATCTGCAGGCCAGGGAGTTGGCAGGCGAGAAGCTGACGCAAGCGCAGAGGGTGATGTGGCGCGTAGTGATCGAGAGGTGAGTCATGGCAAAGAACCAGCGGTACACGGTGGCGCGCTATGTGCGCAGTCGCAATGAGGCGCTCGAGAAGTTGGACATGGCATGGGCCAAGTCGATGATGCCGAGTGCTCCGAGCGATTGGATGCTGCTGGGGGCGATGCACAAGGCCAGGTATGACTGCGTCGAGATTGACGAGAAGCTGCGCCATCTGAGCGGCGTGTGGCTTCGAGAGCATGGCATGGGCGTGATGTTTGGCGAGCTGCTGCCGCCGGGCGAGCTGCCGCGGTGATCGAGTTCGTGATTCACGGCGAGCCGGCTTCGAAGGCCAACTCGAGGCAGTTGGTCAACCGCGGCAAGCGCGTGGTGTCGATCAAGAGCGAGAAGGCTCTTGCGTACGAGGTGAGTGCGGTGCGCCAGATTCCGGGTGTGGCCAGGCTGATGCTCGAGGGCGAGGTCGCGGTGGAGCTGCGGATCTTCTATGCCAGCCAGCGGCCCGATCTTGATGAGAGCGTGGTGCTCGACGTGATGCAGGCCAGGTATGTGCGCGTGATGGCGCCGAATGGTTCGATGCTCAAGGTGCTGGTGGCCAGGGGCGTGTATGTGAACGACAGGCAGGTGCGCGAGAAGCATGTCTTCCATGGCATCGACAAGGTGGATCCGCGTGTCGAGATCAAGGTGTGGTTGCGGACGCAACAAGGAGAGCTGGATGGACAAGCATGAATGGACCACTTTCGAGCGCGAGCTGCGCGACAACTTCGCGATGCATGCGATGCATGCGATGGTGGTGGCACTCACCAAAGACGAGGTCTTCAGTGAAACCGAGATTGCACGAATGAGCTACTCGCAGGCCGAGGCAATGCTCATCGAGCGCAAGCGCATTCGCAGAGAGGAATATGGGCAGTGACGCCACGCAGGTTTTGGAATGGCAAGCCGTTCGAAGCGCTCGAGCATGAAGAGATGATCGAAGCTCTCGAGTGGGCCTTCGAGGAGATCAGTCGGCAGCGCCAGGAATTCATGGCAATGATGCCAAGCATCAATTGGGTGGAGTACTTCAAGGCCAAGGCAAAGCCCCGTGGCCGTGCTCAAGGAGCAAGCGACGATGTTTGAGATCAAGCAAGCCAGCGTCAAGCTGGTCCATTCGCAGACCAGGATGGAGGGCCGCGGCGATGAGCTGGTGCCTGCGGTCGACATGAGCTTCACCTGGTGCGCCTCGAGCAGCGTGCTTGATGCGCTGATGCCTCGCTTGCGAGCGACCTTGTTCATGGCCGACCGCGATGGTGAGGACAAGGAACCGCGCCTGGATCTGCACGGCATCGAGGAGGTGCTGCCCTACTTGCGCCTGCCCAACATCGACTACCCGCTGAAGCTCACCGGTGAGCTGGCCGGCATGTCGCTCGCGGTCGGATGCAACGAGGGCTCGATCGAGCTGGGCAACTGCACCGTGAAGAAGTTCAAGGTGACGCCGCTCGAAGGTGGCAGCGTGGAGCTGGGCTTTCTGGTGCAGTGCTCGGAGGAGATCAACGAGATCGTCGCCGGTTGGCTAGACATGTGGCAGCAGCGGCAGCTGTCGCTCCACCTCGTGGCCGGCGAGCTGCATGACCTGCGACAGCAGGAGTTCGATGTCGAGGACACGCGCGAGGCCGCGATCGCGGAGAACGCGCCGGATGGCAAGAAGCGCAAGCCACGCGCGCCCAAGGAGTACGTGACGGGGAACGAAGCATGAACAAGCTCGACGGCAAGAGTCTTGGACAGATGGTGGCCGACGGTGACGTGGTGGTGCTCTCAGGCTCGGCAGATCAATGCGGCGAGATGGTCTGGGACAAGGTCACCGAAGGCGTGATGAACGGACTCATGAACTCGATGAAGCGCGATGCGCGCTGCGAGTGCTGGTGGGCCTTCATGTGCAAGGCGCGTCACTCGCTGATCGAGTCGGTCGGTGGCGAGGAGTCCTCGCTGATGCTGACCGCGCTGCAGATGACGATGCCGATGGCAGTCTCCAAGGTTGATGAGGAACATGCGAAAGGAGGGCACGATGCCTAGCACCCAATACACAGGACCGACCAAGGACCAGATCGAAGAGACCATTGAACGCATGAAGCGCTCGCTTCATCATCAGCACACCAAGGATCGACAAGACAAGGACCACCTGGTCCTGATGCCTGCGGGCTCGAAGACACCGGTCTGGTTGGCGCAGATCCCGAAGCAGTCAGCCTTCACGCGCGAAGAGACCAAGGACATCGTGAGCCAATCGGTGGCGCGTGCACTCGAGGTCGATCGTCAGCATCGCCCCGAGGATGGCTGGGTGCAGCGCGCTGATGCCAGGGTCGAGTTGATTGCGCATGTCGCGCTGGAGCTGCGTGAGCAGCATGTGCCGGGCGATGCGTACGACTCGATCATCGATGCGCTCTACAGGCGCTTCAAGCAATGGGTGGATCACAAGGAATGATGGAACCCAATCAAACGAGAGCACCGAGTGAGATGAGTGAACCCATGTAGTCGAGAGAACCCAGCCTGGCCGAGTGAACCACGAAAGCCGAGAGCACCCTCTCACGCGAGTGAACCAAAGAACGCGAGAGCACCCACCTTGGAGAGTGAACCCGAATGAAAGAGAGCACCCTTTGCTGTGAGTGAACCACGCGACGGCGAGAGCACCCAACTGCACGAGTGAACCCACACGTTCGAGAGCACCCAGTTTCGGGAGTGAACCCACGATTTTGAGAGCACCCAACTACCGGAGTGAGCCCATGAATACGAGAGCACCCGGCATCATCAGTGCCGGGCACCTAGAACCGATCGAGCGCCTGTCGCGCGACATCCTGACAGCGGCGCGCACACTCACCGACACCGAGGCGCGCTTCCTTGTCGACGCCTACTACATGATGCAAGAGGACCGAAAACGCGCGCACAACCAGGTCCGCGCATTGGGCGAAGATGCCGAGCCGAACTCGGTGGTGCAGTGGCTTGCCACTCAAAGCCAGACGCTCGAGAACCAGATCAAGCGCGGCCTGGACACCTACACCGATGCTCACGTGATGGGATCGTGGATGCGCGAGGTCAAGGGCATCGGGCCGGTGCTGAGTGCCGGCCTGCTCGCGCACATCGACATCACAAAGGCACCGACCGTGGGCCACATCTGGCGCTATGCCGGACTCGATCCCACCGTGAAGTGGGAGAAGGGCCACAAGCGCCCGTGGAACGCGACCCTGAAGACCTTGTGCTGGAAGATCGGGCAGAGCTTCATGAAGCTGTCGAATGACGAGGAGTGCTTCTACGGTCAGATCTACAAGCGGCGCAAAGCCTACGAGATCGAGCGCAACCTTGCCGGTGGCAATGCCGAGACGGCGAAGACTTGGCTAGACAAGGTGGGCAAGACCACCGAGGCGCATGGGCACTATGCGGCAGGCCACCTGCCTCCATCGCAGATCGACGGGCGCGCGCGCCGCTATGCGGTCAAGCTTTTCCTGAGCCATCTGCATGGGGCCTGGTATTGGCAGCACTTCAAGCAACTGGCGCCACTGCCCTACCCGATCGCGATCCTCAACCACGTGCACATGATCGAGAGCCCGCATTAGCCCGGTCCACTGAGAGCACCCAAACGTTCGAGTGAGCCCGATGGTCTGAGAGCACCCGTTGTGAGGAGTGAACCCATGAGGGCGAGAGCACCCTGATTGACGAGTGAACCCCATCCCCAGAGAGCACCCTTAGGCGTGGAGTGAACCCCCATTCCCTGAGAGAACCCTTTGCCCCAGAGTGAGCCCAGATTGATGAGAGAACCCGGTGTCACGAGTGAGCCCAGATTGATGAGAGAACCCACCAAAGGCGAGTGAACCCAGCAGGTCGAGAGCACCCGTCGCTGCGAGTGAGCCCAAATGCGCGAGAGCACCCATTACGCGGAGTGAACCCGGACCCCTGAGAGCACCCAACGACGCGAGTGAACCCTGAAAAGCGAAAGCGCCTCTGGAGGGCGCTTTCTGGTGGGAGCACAATTCGTGCGAAGTCTTTGGCCGGACTGATTCCCGAATGGGAATCGTAAGGCCATGACTGCGCGCAAAGCAAACCCTATCCATCCACCAAACCCAACTGGCAAGGGACTCACGCCAGGAGGGCGCCCTGGGCGCATCTCGAAAGAGAACCGCGACCTGGTCGACAACCTCACGATCGCCCTCGAGGTGCTCGGTGGCAAGCGCCTGATGGTGCCACCGCTCGCGCAGTACTTCGTCAACCTCGGCAAGAAGAGTCCGACCGCGCTCGCCTCGGTGGTCTCGCGCGCGATGCCGCTGCAGATCAAGGCCGAGGCCGGCAACCTGCAGATCGTGGTGCAGCAGCTCGTGGTGAGCGACCGGCCGGTGGCCGGCGTGATCAGCTCACCGATTCAGGAGCACGTTCAACTTCTCGAGGCCAGGCCGGCGCTGCCGATGATCGAAGAGGTCATCGATGCCTCGTGAGCAGATCATCGACGGTGGCATCGAGCCGCGCTTCTACCAGGCGCCCTACATGGCCGCTCGCGAGCGCGACTGCAAGTTCCTGTGCTGGGTCATGCACCGGCGCGGCGGCAAGGACCGCACTGCGCTTGCCCAGGCCTGCCGGGATGCCTTCCGGCGCGTGGGTCTGTACTGGCACTGCCTGCCGACCCTGAAGCAGGGCAAGAAGGTGGTGTGGGACAACATCACCGCGGATGGCCAGAACCTGATCAAGCAGACCTTCCCCGACTCGATCATCAAGAAGAAGGTCGAAGACGAGATGAAGCTCGAGCTGGTCAACGGCAGCATCGTGCAGATCGTCGGCGCCGACTACTTCACCGGCGTGCTGGGTGCGAACCCGGTGCACGTGACCTTCTCCGAGTGGTCCCTGACCGACCCGCGGGCCTACGACTACATCCGACCGATCCTGCGCGAGAACAAGGGCTCGGTGGCGTTCATCTACACCCCCCGCGGCTACAACCATGGCTGGTCCACATTCAACATCGCCAAGAAGCTGAAGGGCGCCTTCGTGGCGCGGATGACGATTCAAGACACCGGCGTGCTGACCGAGGCCGACATGGAGATGGAGCGTGCCATGGGCATGCCCGACGACCTGATCCAGCAGGAGTACTTCTGCGACTTCGCCGCGGCCAACGTCGGCGCCATCGTCGGCAAGCAGATCAGCCAGGCCGAGCGCGAGGGGCGGCTCAACACCGAGGCGAACTACTTCCAAGGCTCGCGCATCGTGGTCTCGAGCGACATCGGCTACCGCGACACCGCGGCCTGGTGGTTCTGGCAGCTCGAGATGGGCGGCTTCTCGCTGATCGACTACGACGAGGGCTCCGGGCTCGACGCGCAGGACTGGATCACGCGACTGAAGGAGCACAACCTTCCCATCGATCGCCTCTACCTGCCGCACGACGCCAGGGCCAAGACGATGGCCACCAAGTACAGCGTGATCGAACAGATGGCGCAGGCCTTCAATTGCGAGATCGTGCCGCTGTCCAGGGTCAAGGACCGCATCAACGCCGCACGCACGGTGCTGCCTCGCTGCCAGTTCCATTCGGAGCGTTGCTCACGCGGCATCGACGCGCTGCGCGCCTGGTGCTTCGAGTGGGACGACGAGCGAAAGATCTTCTCGATGGAACCCGAGCACAACTGGGCCAGCCACGCGAGCGATGCCTTCAGCTATGGCGCGCAGGTGGTGCGAGAGATGGTGCTCGGGCCCAAGCCCGAGGTGCGGCCGATCGCGCAGCCGCTCGACCTGACGATGAGCCTCGAGGAACTCTTCGAGGACCGCGAAGCGCGCCTGGCAGAGATGAGGCTTTAGGGAGACCACCATGCCCACCGAATACAACACCGGCGACGACGTGAAGCTCGAGGAACCCAAGGGCGAGGGCAAGAAGGAACCCAGCGAGCTGGCGCGCAAGTGGTCCACCGAGCTGAATGCGTCGAAGCGCTGGATGGCGAAATTCGTGGAGCGTGCGCGCAAGTGCGAGAAGGCCTTCATCGATGAGCAGGACGGCGCGACGGACACGCGCCTGGGCGACGGCGTCTCGCTGGTCAACCTCTACTGGTCCAACACGCAGGTGGTCCTGTCCGCGATCTATGGGCGCATGCCGAAGCCCGAGGTGGATCGCCGCTTCAAGGACTACGACGACGACGTGGCGCGCGTGGCCGCGGAGATCATGCAGCGCCTGCTCAACAGCGACCTCGAGCGCGAGCACGACGACACCGCGGCTGCGACGCGCGACGCCGTGCAGGACCGCTTCGTGAGCGGCCTGGGACAGGTCTGGTGCCGCTATGACGTGGACACCGAGGAGTACGACGCGCCGATCACGGACCCGATGACGGGCCAGCCGCAGATGGACGAGCAGGGCCAGCCGGTGACGCAGAAGGCCGAGCGCATCCTCAACGAAGAGGCAGAGACCGACTACGTCTACTGGGAAGACTTCCGCTACAGCCCGTGCCGGCGCTGGCGCGATTGCCGCTGGGTGGCCAGGCGCATCTACATGGGCAAGAAAGCCCTGATGAAGCGGTTTAAGTTGGACGAGGACCAGGTCGCGCTGGTGCCGATGGTCACCAAGGACCTGAACGGCGGCGACGACGTGCTCAAGGCAACGCCATTCAAGCAGGCCGCGGTGTGGGAAATCTGGGACAAGGACAGCAACCAGTGCCTGTGGTACGTCGAAGGCTGCGACTACCTGCTCGACCAGCAGGACGACATCCTGCGCCTGGAAGGCTTCTTCCCGTGCCCGATGCCGATCGTGGCCACCACGCTCACCAAGAGCTTCCTTCCCAAGCCGGACTACGCGATGGCGCAAGGCCTGTACCGGCAACTGGACCGCATCAACGCGCGGATCTCGAAGCTGCAGGATGCCATCAAGGCCACCGGCGCCTACGACAAGAACTCTGCCAGCTTGAAGAACATCCTCACCCGGCAGGCCGACAACGAGCTGATCCCGGTCGACAACTGGTCTTCGTTCGTTGAGAAGGGTGGCCTCAAGGGAGTGGTCGACTGGGTTCCGATCGAGCCCTTCGTCAACGCCATCACGCAGCTCGAGATGCGCAAGGCCAAGCTGCAGGCCGACCTGTACGAGGTGCTCGGTCTGAGCGACATCATGCGCGGCACGTCAGCGGCGAGCGAGACGCTCGGAGCGCAACAGCTCAAGGTGGCCTATGGCGGCGCCAGGCTTTCGAAGATGCAGCAGGAGATCGCGCGCTTCGTGTCGTCGGTGTCGCGGATCCGCGCGGAGATCGTCACGAATCACTTCCAGCCGGAGACCATCAAGGCCCGCTCGGTGATCATGCAGACCAGTGACGCGCCACTCGCTGACCAGGCGATCGCGCTGCTCAAGCAGCAAGGCCTGGCGCAGTACAAGATCGAGGTCGACGCCGACCAGCTCGCTGCGCCCGACTGGGAGCAGCAGAAGGCCAGCCGCACCGAGTTCATGGGAGCGTGCTCCAACTTCATCATGGCCGCTGCGCCGATGGTGCAGCAGGACCCGAAATTCGGCATCGTGATGCTCAAGCTCCTGCAGTGGGGCGCAGCCGGCTTCAAGGGCTCGAGGACCATCGAAGGCGTGCTTGACCAGGCAGTCAAGCAGTTCGAACAGCAGGCCCAGCAACCCGAGCAACCGAAGCCCCCGACCCCGCGCGACCAGAAGGACCTGGCGAGCGCCGACAAGAGCAAGGCCGAGGCGAAGAAGAGCGGCGCGCAGGCGACCGCGCAAGAGCAGGCCAACCAGCTCACCGCGCAACTCATGCCACCTCCACCGCAGATGCCACCGGACGGCATGCCCATGGGTGGGCCACCGAACGGGATGCCCGCGCCGCAGATGCCGCAGGCCCTGCCACCGACGCCACCTGTGCCACTGCAGTGAGGTCCACATGGCCACCCGCGCACAACTCAAAAGCCAGATCACCGACGCACTGGGCGTGCTGCACGAGCTGGAGAAGGAGCGCCGCGAGCTGGTGCTCAAGCATCAAAGCGTCAGCCACCTGCTGCCACTCATCACCGGCGCGCGCGCCGAGCTGAACCGACTGCACGCCACCACCCCGGAGAAGCCACCCCATGAACCCAAAGCACTCCCCAGCACGAAAGCAGCGCGCCATGGCGATGATGCTGCGCGGCAAGACACCTCCCAAGCCAGGCCAGATGCAGCAGATGCAGCCGATGCCACAGGAGGTCCAACCGGATGAACTCGACCAGGCGCTCGCCGGGCTGGGCCAGGCCGGTGGCGCGCAAGGTGCTGCCGAGCGCGTGGCGCAGGTGCTGCGCAGGAGGGGCTGAGATGCCCACCTACACCTGGCACTGCCAACACTGCGACGAGCACCTCGAGGCCTTCATGAGCATCCGCAGCTACATCGAGGACCAGCCGGTCTACGTGCATTGCAGCGACCGCATGGAGCGCGTGCTGCAGCCGGTGATGGTGCTGGCCGGTGGGGACCGGCTCTACCAGGACCTGCGCGCAAGCGATGGCACCGACATCAGCACGCGCAGCAAGCACCGCGAGTACATGAAGTCCCGCGGCATCACGACCATCGATGACTACAGCCAGACGTGGAAGCGTGAAGCCATCAAGCGCGCCGAGCGGCTCGAGGGCGTCGATCCCGATCGCAAGTCCGACATCGTGGACGCTGTCCACAGGCTAGGAGGCTGATGATGAAACTGCTCTTGCTGATTCCACTGTGCTGCCTGGCCGCATGCACCATGCAAACCGCTGTCCAGGGCGATGTGTACCTCAGCGCGGACACCGACCCGCAGGCCACCGCGTGCGGCGGCTACGTCAACGACAAGCGCATCCCCGACGTGCCGGTGAGCGCTTCCGAGTGCGTCATCCACGCCAACGACTACGTCAAGAACGGTTCCAACACCTGGACTGCGTGCAACAGCGCGCCCGAGCTGGGCGAAGCCTGCATCGCGTCACCCTTCACCTTCAAGCTATCGGGCAAGCCATGAAAGCCATCCTTCTCACGCTGGCCATGCTCGCCGGCAATGCCTTCGGGCAGAGCTGCACCTCGACGCTATCGCCTGGCGCAGACGTTCCCGGCGCGGTGAACAGTGCTGCGACCGGCGCGGTGATCTGCCTCAACAGCGGAGACTGGGGCAAGGTCGAATTCGCCAACATCACCAAGAGCGGCTACGTCACGGTCAAGAGCGCCAGCGGTGTCGGGGCCAAGGGCTCATGGCGCACCTGGGGCTCGAGGTTCATCAAGCTCGCATCGCTCACGGGCTCGTTCTCCATCGAAGGCTGCAGCAAGGACATCACGATCCAGGGCACGGTCGGCACTCCGAACAGCTACGAGGGCATCTACATCTCGGGGCAGGACTGTCCGACAACCCCCCAGAACATCGTGGTGGATGGCGTCACGCTGGACCGCATCGGGCAGATGGGCTACGAGGGGCGGCTCTCGATACGAGACGGCAACGGTGTGACGGTCAAGAACTCGCAGTTCCTCGGGGTCTATGCGACACCCGGCACCGGCCCATCGGACGGTCTCATCATGGTCGGCGCCATCCGCAACATCTTCATCGGGCCGGGCAACGTCTTCAGCGGCATCGACCAGCAGATCTGCAACGCCAACGGCGGCGCGCACTGCGACATGATGCAGACCTACGGCAGCCCGTGCGAAAGCGTCAAGGTCGAGGGCAATTACTTCCTCGACTCCAGCACGTTCATGATGAACGAGTCCAAGTGCAGTGGCAGCAGCACGTTCCGCGACAACGTCGTCGCGAACATCACGTCGGGCCAGTGGCACACCTGGTCTTCGCTCGACTGGTCGCACAACACGATCTACCGCACCCAGGTCACCTTCAATTCGTGGGGCGACTTCACTAGCGCCGGCACTTTCAACAACAACGTCTTCCACGATTCCGGCATTACCTGCGGCGACTACGACGGCAGTGGGACCGCGGGTGCAGGTGCGAACTGCACCGGCACGCACAACACCTTTACCAGCGGCTGCAAAGGGTCCGAGTGCATCACCGGCTCGCCCACCTACTCGGGCACCAACAGCTCATCGCGACCCTCGAGCTTTGCCGGCTGGGCACTCGCTGCTGGATCGATCGGCAAGGGCAACGCCAACGACGGCAAGGACCGCGGCAACACCAGCTTCGGCAGCTCTGGCACCACGCCACCGACTGAGCCACCACCGACGCAGCCACCACCGAGCGGCTCGACGCAGCTCGCCGCGCCCACCAATCTGAAAGTCACCCAATGAATTACGGGCCGGCTGCAAGCGCAGTGAGGTGGGATCTCTTTAGCTATCCCAAAACGATATCGACAGGAGACCACAACACCCCCACCGATGAGCCCCGAGTTGCGTCGGGGCCGGCCCACCCACAGGAGAGAACCATGAAACTGATCTTCATCGCCTGCATGACGCTCGCATGCGTAATGGCGCAAGCGCAGACCGCGACCCTCACCGCGGATACGGTGACCGACACGCATGCCACGCACTGCGGCGGCTACATCAATGGGGTGCGGATCGCCAACGTGCCGCTGCAAGCAAGTGCGCCCCGGTGCAAGCTGGTGAACCCACCGAACCTCATGTATGGCGGCAATAGCTGGAAGGCCTGCAACAGCGCTCCCGGCAGCACCACCTACACCGAAGGCTGCAACTCCACCGTGCTCAATTTTTCGCTGGCCAAGCCACCGACCACGGTGCAGTTGTCGCCACCGACGAATCTGCGGCTGGTGCAGCAATGAACTGAACAGGGAGGCCGACCATGTCCGCATCCGAAAAGATCTCCGAGCTGCTGCGCGGCACGGGTCGCGAAGCGCTGGGTTACCTCGACACCGCGGCGACGATCGGCAAGAACATCGCATGGACCCCAGTGGCCGGCTACCACGGCATCGTGGAAGGCTTGCGCACGGGGAGCCTCGACAAGGCAGTCGACGCCATCAACAGCACGCAAGCGATGGCAGGGCCGCAGACTGAAGAGGGGCAGCGCAACCTCGAGCTGATCGGCAAGGGCATCAACTACTTCACCGAGCCACTTTCCAAGGCAGTCGACGCGGTGGGCGAGTATTCGCCCGCGGCCGGTGCTGCGCTCACTGCGGCTGGTGCCGTGGTGGACCCGACCAAGCTGGGCCGTGTTGGCAAGGCAGCTAAGGCTGCAGTGCGTGGTGCCAAGGCCGAGCGCAACGTGGCCAAGGCCATCGAGCAAGGTGCCGCAGAGGTCCCGGTCACGAAGCCCGCAGTCCCCACCACTCTGCGCGATGACATCGTCCAAGCCACCGACGAGGTGATGGGCCCGCAGATCCCCGAGGCCTACAAGACCTTCGGCACCACCAAGATCGAACGCGAGAAGGCCCTCAAGGCGAAGGTCGACAAGCAGGCCACCGACGCGCCACGCGAGCGCGTCGCCACCGGCAAGCGCGCCAAGCAAGAGGCGCAGGTCTACCGCACGATGTACAAGGAGCAGGGACCCGAAGCCGTCGAGGCCGCTGCCGCTGCTGACCAGCATCTGAAGCCAAAGCCAGAGGGCGGCTTCGTGGGTGGACCGCGCACCATTCAAGACGTGCCTGAACTCGAGGCGAACCGCGTGCGGATGGACCGCGAGCTGGGCGAGGCAGTTGATGCACTCTCGTACGCCGAGCCGTATCGCACCGGCAATTGGTACGACCGCGCCAAGGGTTCGCAAGCCTCGAGCGCTGAACCGTGGCAGCTCCCGCGCACGCTCGAGACGCACGGTGTGTACAGCGCCGGTGTGGCGCCAGAGACCGAGCTGGCATTCGCACTCAAGCACTGGAACGCGGACCAGCTCGGCACCGGCGACATCGCCTACCGTGGCAAGGCCAAGGACACGCTCGACACCGCGGTGGCTGAGAACAGGCCGGCGAAGCTCGCGGCCAAGGTGGGCGAGTACCGCAGCAAGCTCGATCCGCGCGTCGAAGAGGCCTCGCCCTTCGGTGTCAATGACTTCCGGCGCGCACAGAACTTCGGCTACACCGACCCGCAGGGTCGACCCTGGAAGGCAGGCCCATCGGCGCAGATGCACCAATTCATGGACCTGGAGAACGTGCTGCAGGTGCTGCGGGCCAACGATCAGGAGCTGGGCGGCATCAAGAACTGGACCGGCGCCAAGCTGCAAGAGGTGCCCTGGGTCTACGACAAGGCCATGGACCTGTACAACCGCGACACGAAGGGCACGCGCTTCGGCAAGGGTGCGCAGGGTTCCATCAATGCGCTGCAGGAGGCCAACAAGGAGGCCGGCGACTTCATGGGCAAGCATGCGATGGGCGTCACGCACGAGCCGATGCCAGGCGCCACCACCGGCCACCGCAGCGAGCTGTTCTCCAATCCAGAGGCCAAGGCAGCGTATGAGTCCGCGAACCCGTGGGCGACCGAGCAACCCTACTGGCTGGACCCGGAGAGCAAGCAATTCGGCTTCAACCCGGAGGTGTCCCCGTATGCGCAGGACGTCGCCTCGCGCGACACGCAGGGGGCCAGGCATGGCCCTGGCGCGCATCCCAGGACCGGAGACATCTCCATCGGTAGTCAATGGCTGGACCCGGAGACCGGCCGCGCAACCGACCTCGCCAAGAACGTCGGCACTGGCCCGCGCGATGCGATCCATAGCGCACTGGGCTTCAGGCAATTGCCCACGCAAGAAGGCGCCGGCATGTACACCAACGCGCTGGGCGATGTGGAGCAGAACAAGCTCTTCATGTCGAGGCCGCTGGTGGACTTCTCGACCGGCACGCAGCAGCAGATCAACCCGCACACGATGGAAGCGCTCAAGCTCGGTGAGATGCTGCGCGGTGGCATCGACGTGCAGGAGGCCGTTGCCGGCAATCTGCCGGTCACGATGCAGGGCCGCACTGGCAAGAAGGGCATGCTGCTCGAGCGCCCGATGGGCTCGCCCATGGCCACGGCTGACGAGCTGGCCGACGTGCAGTCCCTGATGCCCGAGGGCGCCGGCATGTATGCGATCCCCACTCCACGCGGCATCAACGTGATGCACACGCAGGACAAGGAACTGGACCTGCTCGGTCGCTACCTCAAGACGATGGGCCCGGTTGCCGAATCGGCATTCCCAGGCTCGAAGGCCAGGCCCGCGGCCAGCGAGGGCTTCTATGAGCCGCTCTACACCCGCTTCGACCCTGGCAAGCGCAAGAAGGACCCGTGGGTGCAGGTGCCCGAGCCGCAAGGGCAGGGTGTCGTCACCAGCAAGATCCTCAACCAGGCAGCGCAGACGCAGCCGTCCGCGGTGGCCAACCTAAGCGAGTCGCCCGAGGTGCGCCGGGTCATTGAAGGCAAGTTCAATACTGACAAGGGCCAGGCGACTACGCGCGAAGACGTGCAGCGCATGCGCCAGTTTTTCCAGAAGGCTGACTGGGCCAAGGTGGCAGAGGCAATCCGGCGCGGTGTCGCACCCGCTGCCGCGGTGGCAGCGGCCGGCTACAGCCTCGAAGGCATGGCTGCGGAACCGCAGCGCGATAGGAGATAGACATGGGACCCGACACCGACCTCGACACCACCCTGCCGGATGCCGGCAACGAGGAACTGAGCCTGCGCGACCAGCTCGAGGAGGCCTTCGAGCAGGAACCCACCGACGAGGTGCGTGCCGACGATCGCCCGCGCGACGAGATGGGCCGCTTTGCTCCGAAGGCCAGCGAGGCCCCTGAGAGCCCGCAGGAGCGCCCGAAAGCGGAGCCACAGGAGCAAGGTGCACCCCAGGTGCCGCAAGCGGTCCAGCCGGCCGTGCCCGAGCTAAAGGCGCCGCAGTCATGGCGCCCCGACGTGCGCGAGAAGTGGAGCCAGGTCGACCCGGACATCAAGCAGGAGATCCACCGGCGCGAGCGCGAGCATGAGCACTTCATGGAGCAGGCCGCTGGTGCACGCCAGTTCATCGACGCATTCGAGCGCACGGTGCGACCCTTCGAGGTGTTCATCCGCGCGGAGAACTCCGACCCGCTCACCGCGGTGCAGAGCCTGTTCCAGACCGCGGCCACCTTGCGCGTCGGCACCGCGGAGCAGAAGGCCGGCTTGATCGCCGGCATCATCCAACAGCACGACGTGAATATCGATTTGCTCGATGCTGTGATCCTGCGCTCCCGTGGCCACAACGTGGCATTGCCGCCAGCGCAACAGCCGCAGCAGTTCCGCGATCCGCGCCTCGACCAGTTGCTCGCGCAACAACAGCAGATGCTGCAGTTGGCAGACCAGCGCGACACGCAGGAGCTGCACGGGATGCTCTCGCAGTTCGCGTCCGACCCGCAGCATGAGTTTTTCAACGACGTGCGACTGGTGATGGCCGACCTGATCGAGATGGCTGGGCGCCGCGGGCAGGTGCTTACCGTCGATGAGGCCTACCGTAGAGCTTGCCAATTGGATGAAGGTGTATCTAAGATCCTGTCCCAGCGTTCAGCGCACCAGAGTACCGGTACGCTGACTCAAGCGGCCCTTCGAGCGAAGCGTGCTGCGGCGAGTGTCAGAGGCGATACGACCCTGCCAGACGGGGCCACGGTGCCAAAAGGCGACTCGATCCGCGCGGCCCTCGAAGCTGCAATGGAGTCTCACTCTCGCGTGTGAGGCTCACCCCCGGAGCCCCATGGGGCCCACCGGGTTTGAACGCGCCATAGACCGGTGCTGAGAACCCGTTGTCGGGCCATCTCCAAAGAGGTCGGTGAATCAACCGATGGAGATCAACCATGGCTTTCCCAAATGTCACCGACATTGTCGCGACCACGATCGAGAACCGGTCGAAGAAGCTCGCTGACAACGTCACCAAGAACAACGCGCTGCTATCAAAGCTGAACTCACGCGGCAACATCCGCACGGTCAGCGGCGGCAGCACGATCCTCGAGGAACTCAGCTACGCGGAGAACGCCAACGCAGGCTGGTACAGCGGGTATGACCTGCTGCCGGTCGCGCCGCAGGACGTGATCAGCGCAGCGCAGTACGACCTCAAGCAGGCCGCGGTGCCCGTGGTCTGGTCTGGCCTCGACCAGCTCAAGAACTCGGGCAAGGAGCAGATGATCGATCTGCTCGAGAGCCGCATCAAGGTCGGTGAGTCGACCATGATGAACCTGCTCGCAGCAGGCGTGTACAGCGACGGCACCGGCGCCGGTGGCAAGCAGATCACCGGACTAGACGCTGCAGTGCCCGTGGCGCCTGGCAGCGGCATCTACGGGCTGATCGACCGGGGCACCTGGGCCTTCTGGCGTTCGAAGACCACCACCGCAGGCGCAGCGCTCACCAGCGCGACCGTGCAAGCGGCATTCAATGCGATGTGGGCAAGCCTGGTGCGCGGCAGCGATCGGCCGGACCTGATCGTGGTCGACAACTTCATGTGGGGCATCTACGTTGCATCGTTGCAGGCGCAACAACGCTTCACCAATCCCAGCTCGGCAAAGCTCGGCTTCCCGTCGATCGAATACATGGACGCGGACGTGGTGCTCGATGGCGGCATTGGTGGCTACGCAGTCACGAAGACCGCGTACTTCCTCAACACGAAGTACCTCTTCTTCAGGCCGCACGCCGACCGCAACATGGTCCCGCTCGAGCCCAACAAGCGCTACTCGATCAACCAGGACGCGAGCGTCTCGATCCTGGCGTGGGCCGGCAACATGACCTGCAGCGGCGCGCAGTTCCAAGGGCGACTGATCAGCCCGTGATTGTCCAAACGGGCCCTTCGCGGGGCTCCGTTGCCATCTTCCCAGGGGGCAACCCCTGGGCCTTTTGAAAAGGACAGACATGACTTCACTAGCCCCCAGGCCAAGGACTCCCAAGCCAGTGACGCGCACCGGCGAAGAGGAGGAGAACCAGATCCCGGTGCCACCGGTGGAAGAGCTGACCGACGCGACTTACCCGCTCGGACGCGGCAGCACATCCGACACCACCTATCCACCACCGGACCCGCTGGACCATCTCAAGCCCGAGCCCGAGCCACCACCGGCACCTTCGCCGGCACCGGCACCGGAACCAGCACCAGCTCCACCGGCTACCAGGCGCGGATGAGGAGACGACCATGGCCATCACTTTCGGCGACGCCGTCAAAGCCACCGCACCTGCTGTCTTCGCCACGCTGCCCGCAGCGGCCACCGGCGCGATGTGTACCGGCATCGGCCTCACCGGCGCGGACGGCGCCGCGCTGCCGGCTAACGCCACCGCGCTGGGCGCCACCGCGATCACCGCGAAGTTCGACACCAACAAGGACGCACTGACGCCTTGAGGAGACCACCATGGCCACCAACCCGGCAGGACTCAATGGGGCGATGTTCGACCCCGACACCACCAACGGTCTCGGCGCACTCAACTGCGGCCTCGGAGGTGGCATCAATTCGGTCTATGGGCCACCAGTGATCGTGGGCGTTCCAGGCGACGGCGTGCCCATTGCGCGCCTCGGTGGCACCCCACCGTATGGCGCGCGTGCCCAGGCCTGCGGCTACCCCGGCAAGGTCGTCACCTTGCAACTGGCCACCGTGGCGGCGATCGCGCCGGCTGGGGCGATGCCAGGTGGGGGTGTGAACCGAACCGGCCAGACCGTGCCGATAGGCGGCGCCTGCTACGCAGTGGCGCCATAAGCGACAAGGAGCAAAGACATGGACATCTTCGATGGCGACGTGAATGACTTCACCCGGCAAGACGCTGGCGACGAGAAGCTGGTGGTGGGCTTCTACATGGGCATCATCAAGGACGAGGGAGCGACGATCGAGCAGGGCCGCGCGATCTTCCGCGACGTGGAGTACTGCAAGATCTTCACGCCAGGCGACAACACCAACGTCATCGACCAGCCCGCGACCGAGCGCTATCGGCAACGCTTCGCCAAGCAGTACGCGCGCTTCAGGCAGGGGCACGATGAGAACAGCCAGAGCGAAGGCACCCCGCTGTCGGAGTGGCCTCTGCTGTCGCGCGCGCAGGTAGCCGAGTTGCACCACATGAACATCCGCACCGTCGAGCAGCTCGCCGGCGTGAGCGACGCAGCCAAGCTCAAGATGCATGGACTCATCAGCCTGTCGCGCCACGCGCAGACTTGGCTAGGCAAGACCGCATCGGCCGCGGAAGCTGCCAAGCAGGCCAAGTTGATCGAGGACCAGGTCAACCGCATCGAGAGCCTCGAGAAGGCTATGCGCGACCTGATGGAGCGCAACGAGAAGTTGGTCGCTGACAAGGTAGCGGCGTGATATGGCGCGCTTCAATCGTCTGCAAAGCGGTGTCCAGATCGTGCAGGCAGTGAGCACGCAGCTCGGCCTGCCCGTGCCCAGGGCGATTGCAAGCGATGCCACCAACCGCGTGGCGCAACAGATGTGGGGCCTGCTCACGAGCGAGGGACGCTCGCTGGTGAAGCCACAGCGCGAACACCGCTGGCAAGCGCTGACGATGACCTGGTCACTCACCACGGTGCCAGGCCAGACCAAGTACGACCTGCCAGATGACTGGGATTCATTCATCGATGACACGAGCTGGAACGGCACGCAGGTGTCGCCGCTGGGCAGCGCAACGGATTCGCAGTGGGCCATGCTCAAGGCGCGCTCCTTGGGCCCGCAGTGGGTCGCGATCATCTACCGTGTGCGCGGCAACCAGTTCGAGCTGCACGGCTCGCCGTCCGATGCACAGACCTTGCTGATCGACTACACGTCGCGTGGCTGGGTCAAGGGCAGCGGCACCGCAGGGCAGACCAAGGACTGGATGGAGCTGGACGACGACATGTGCCTGCTCGACGCGGAGCTGGTGACGGCTGCGCTCAAGCTGCGCTGGCTGGCTGAGAAGGGCTTCGACATCAACCAGGCCACCAACGCCTACGACCTGGCGCTCGAGCTGGCCATCAATGCCGACCTGCAGAGTGAACGCCTCACGGTGGGCGATGAGGATGACGACGGCTTGCTCGATGGCCATGCGATGTACATCGCCGGGCCCGAAGGCCCGCAAGGTATCAAGGGCGACACCGGCACCATGGGCAGCACCGGTCCTGCCGGTTCCACCGGCCCCGCTGGCCCTGCCGGCCCCCCAGGCACGGTCTTCCTCACCAGCAATCGGCCACCCACGCCGGCAGACGGCAACGAGGGCGACTTCTGGATCGATCTCAGCACCGGCATCGTCTACGGGCCGAAGACTGGCGCGACCTGGCCGCAGGCGCTCGATACCACCGCACGCTGGGTGTAAGCCATGCGCCCCACCACCCTCAAGCCACCGATGCGCAAGCCGAGGGGCAAGACGCACGTGACCCAGACCAAGCCACCACCGGTGGGTGGCATCGACACTGTCAACCCGCGCGCGCTGATGCCGCCGAACAACGCGGTGGTGCTGGACAACTTCATCTCGAGCGAAGCCGGCCTGGCCATGCGCGAGGGCTGGTATGAGTACGCCACCAAGGTCGGAGGTGGGATCGATCCGATCCGCACCATCATGAGCTTCGAGTCCTCGCCCGAGACCTCGCTGGTTTCGCCGCTGTCTGTGTCGGAATTGTTCGCCTCGACTGACAAGGGGATCTACCTGATCGAAGGTGGTGCCGACATGACCGGCGAGGCGCCGATGTTGGCGCTGTCGACCGTGCCCAATGCCGGCGTGTTCTCGTTCGTGCAGTTCGTGACCGAGGGTGGCAACTACCTGATCGCGTGCAGCGAGACCGATGGCGCGTTCATCTACGACGGCTTGGCGTGGACCAAGTACTCGAGCACTGGTGGCCAGGGCCCCGGCACGATCAATGGCGCCGACCCGACCAAGTTCGTGTACGTGACCAGCTACAAGAAGCGGCTGATGTTCCTCACCCGCGCGAACAGCTTGTGCTGGATGTTCCCGGTGGGGCAGGTGGGTGGCACCGTAACGAAGTTCGACTTCGGGCCCATGCTCAAGCACGGCGGCATGCCGCTGATGATGGTCAACTGGACGCAGGACTCTGGCGAGGGCACCGATGACCGGCTGATGGTGATGGGCAGCGCTGGCGACCTGGCCATCTACGAGGGGGACGACCCGACCAGCGCGACGGCATTCCGCTGCGTGGGCATCTGGTTCATCGGCCAACCACCGATCGGCCGGCGCAGCATCACCGTGGCAGGGGGCGCGCCGTATGCGCTCACCTCCTTCGGGCTGATCTCGCTGGGGGCGATCGTCAACGGTGGCCTCGAGAACATCCTCACCAGCAACGCCGAGCAGTTGCGCCAGTTGCGCTTGCTGCAGCAGACGCTGTCGCAGGACTTCCAGACCAAGCTCTACAGCGACGGCTGGGAGATCCGCGCGATCCCATCGAAGAGCCTGCTGCTCATCACGCGCCCGCGCACCACGATCGATGAGGACGTGCACTACGTCTTCCAGCTCCACACCTCGGCCTGGTCGCGCCTGCTCGACATGCCTGGCAGCACCTTCGGCACGCGCTTGAACGAGGTCTACTCGGCCACCCCGACCGGACGTGTGCTGCGCGTGCTCGACGGCTACACCGACTCCAAGCAACTCGACGGCTCAGGTGCACTGCACATCCGTGGCCGCGTGATCCCGGCCTTCGACTACTTCGGCTCGCCCGACGTGATCAAGCAGGCCTTGATGATCCGGCCAACCTTTCTCGCTGCGGGCCCGGTCTCCTACACGGTGTCGATGAACGTCGACTTCGAGATCAATACCGACCAGCTCACGCCGATCGACCAGGACGTGGTGGGTGCACTGTGGAACCAGGCTACCTGGGACAAGAGCCATTGGGCACCGGACTTCAAGACCAGCAGCGAGTGGCGCGGTGTCGAAGGCCTGGGCTATGCGCTTGCGCCATCGCTCTTTGTCAGCTCGCAGACGCGCTGCGTGTTGGCCTCGATCGCTTACATGATGATGCCGGGAGGTCCGCTGTGATGCAGTATCGCGATGGCCACATGGTGCACAGCTACTTCGAGCATGAGCTGGGCCTGCACTGGAGCGACGACTTCCGCGGTGTGCTGTACGTGCCCGACAAGTACGTCAACCAAATGGCCGAGCAACAGCACGTCGTTGTGGCAGTGGCCTACAACGCCTTCATCGGCCGCACCTGCTGCATGCACTCGGTGATCAAGCGACCCGAAGCCGTGACACGCAAGATGGTGCGCGAGACCTTCGAGTTTCCATTCGAGGTGTGCCACTGCGAGGTGGTGATGGCCCTGGTCGACTCGACCAACAAGGCAGCGCTGCGCTTCGACACCCGGCTCGGCTTCCACGAGGCTGCGCGCATTCGCACCGGTGGCACCGATGGCGACCTGATCGTGCTCGAGATGCAGCGAGCGGACTGCCGTTGGATCAAGAGCAACCTGCACTAGGAGCACCCCATGGGCAAGAAGTCAGGTCCCAAGCCTCCCGACTACACCGCGCTCGCCAACCAGCAAGCCAGCCAGCAGCAGGACCAGCTCGCGCAGCAGAACTGGGCCAACCGGCCCGACCAGACGAATCCCTGGGGATCGGTCTCGTGGCAGTCCAAGCAGAGCATCGACCCGGCAACCGGCAAGCCGGTCACGAGCTGGGAGCAGAACACCACGCTGGACCCGCAGATGCAGCAGGCACTCGACTCGCAGCAGCAACTGCAGGCCGATCGCTCAGGCCTGGCGCAAAGCATGTGGGGCAACGTCGCCAACACGCTCGGCACGCCGATGGACTTCTCGCAGTTCACCGACTGGCAGCAGGGCGCGAACCCGATGAACACGTCGACCACCACCGGCGCGGCGTTCGACCCCAGCAAGATGAGTGGCCAGGCAGCGGATGCTGCCTATTCGCAAGCAACCTCGAGGCTCGACCCGCAGTGGGACCAGCGGCAGCGCAGTCTGGAGACGCAGCTCGCCAACCAGGGCATCGGGCGCAACTCGGAGGCCTACTCGCAAGCCATGCAGGACATGGGCCGCACACGATCGGATGCCTACAACCAGGCGCAATGGACCGCGCAGCAAGCCGGCGCAAGCGAAGCGCAACGCATGCAGCAGATGCAGCTCGGGCAAGAGCAGCAGGCCTTCGGTCAGAACCTCAACGCCAACAACCAGAATTGGAACCAGGCCAACAGCTACGCCAACTTCCAGAACCAGCTTCGACAGCAGCAGGTCAACGAAGGGATGATGCAGCGCGGCTTCGGTCTCAACGAGATCAATGCGCTGCTGCAAGGCCAGGGTGTGCAGATGCCCAACTTTGGTGGCTTCAACATGAATGGCCAGGGCCAGACGCCAGACCTCACGAGCGCCGCGCAGAACCAATACAACGCCGCGTACCAGCAGCAGCAGAACAAGAACGCAGCCACGGGTCAGATCGTCGGTGCCATCGGCACGGTGGCCGGTGGCTTCTTCGGTGGGCCGGCAGGGGCCGCGGCCGGTGGTGCTCTGGGCAACTACGTCGGTTCATCCGATCGGCGCCTGAAGAAGGACATCACCGTGGTGGGCAAGGACCCGCGCGGCTTCAAGCTGTACAGCTTCCGCTTCATTGGCGAGACCGGGCCGAAGCGCACCGGCGTGATGGCGCAGGAGCTGCAGCGTGTGATGCCAAAAGCCGTGGTCAAGCGCTCCAACGGATCGCTCGCGGTGAACTACTCGATGCTTTGAGGTGATGCCATGCCCTACATGAACCCCTACCAGATGCAGCTCCCGCAAGGCGCCGTGGTGCCCGGCATGCCTCAGATGCCTGGTCCGCAGCAGATGCAGATGCAGCTCCCACCCGGCGCGATGAGCCCCGGCATGCAGCAGGCTATGCCACCGCAGCCTCCACAGCCTGGCATGGGTGCACCGCAGGCACCACAGCCTCCACAGCCGGCACAGCCTGGGCAACCTGCCAGGCCCGCGCAGCCAGTGCAAGGGGTCTCGCCAGAGACAGTGCAAGCCGTGCTGGGGCTGGGTGGCCTCGAGGGCGAAGAAGCCAAGATCGCGCGCCAGATGAAGATGGCCGATGCGCTGCGCAATGCCGCGCCTGGCATGTCGAAGAGCCACTCGGACCTGAACACTCCGAACTGGGCCGGCGCGCTGGCAGGTGTGTATTCGAACTACAAGGCCGGGCAGTACGAGAACGCGGCCAACGAAGGTCTGACCAACGTCGGCAACCAGCGGCAGCGCGTGTACCGTGACTTCTTCGAGTCGCAGCGCAAGAAGGGCGCTGCGGGCCCGGCTGACTCTGCGACAGCACCCACTGTGTGAGGTGAAGCCATGGCCACCAACTTTCCACTGACGCGCTTCGGCACGCAGCCGCAGGGTGTGATCCCCAACGTGGCGACGCCGGTGCAGCCGCAGAACGGCAGCTTCTATGCACCACAGGTGCAGGCGTTGCAGCGCCAGATGGATGAGTTGGATGCCAACCCCGGTGGCATGTACACCCCCGAGCAGATCGAAGAGCGCCGTGCACAGAACCAGCGCGACTATGAATTCGGCATGCTCGGGATGCTCTCGGGCGACAAGAACCTGGCCCCGCTCGGGGGCGAGATGTACAAGCAGGCCATGGTCGGTCGCACCCCCAAGACCACCGAGAAGGGCGCCTATGACCCGATCACGGGGCAGTGGACCTACGACCCTGCCTGGAAGCGCGAGAACCTCCAGGGGCGCTTAGAGAAGCTGCAGAACCTGCAGTCGGCCGAGCAGCAGCAGAACCTGCAGCGCGAGGATACGCAGGCCTTCAGGCTGGCGACACTGCTGTCGCAGCAGGACCAAGCCAGGGCACTGCATGCGGTGGCCGGCAGCAACAAACAATCGCAACAAGATGCGCGAGTCTGGACCGTTGAAGACCGCATGGCCGACGACGCCACGCGCGACCTCAAGGGCCACCAGGCCGTGCTCGGGGGGTACAACAACATCAAGGCAATCGCTTCGCGCACCGACCCGATGGCTGGCACCGCGCTGGTGTTCGCCTACATGAAGATGCTCGACCCGACCTCGGTGGTGCGCGAAGGCGAAGCCGCATCGGTGCGCAACGCAGCAGGCGTGCCCGACCGCATCATCAACTGGTACAACAACACGCTGACGGGCGACCAGCTCGGTCCAAAGCAGCGTGCGGAGATCCTCGCGACAGCGGAAGGCCTGGCGCAAGTGGCGCAGAAGGGCTACGACAGCACGGTCAGGCAGTACAACGACAAGGCGCGCCGACGCGGACTAAACCCGCTCAACGTCACCGGCGTCGATGACACGCCACCCAAAGCGCCCCCAGGCCGCGATGTCGACGTAGGCAACCGGCTCGGCAACAAGCCACCGGCACCAGCTCCACCGACCGCGTTCCCGCTGACGCGCGGGGCCACCGGAGGCTACTGACATGCCCTACAGCATCACGACGCCCGACGGGATCAGGCTCACCAACATCCCCGACCACGTCCCGAAGAACTCGCCCTTGCTCGAGCAGCTCGCCTCAGAGGAGCGTCAAACGCGCGTGGCCAGGGCTACCCCCCAGCCGAAGCCGAGCGCCGCTCCTGAGCCCGCATACGACCCCACCGAGGGCATGTCTGGAACCGACAAGGTCCTGGCCAACGTGGGCGCCGGCATGGCCGATCTGTACACCGGTGGCAAGCAGCTCTACACCGGCATGTTTGGCAGCGACGAAGACAAGAAGGCTATGCAGGCCGAGGTGGACGAGAAGCGTCGCATGGATGAGCACCTGGCCAACAAGACGACCGGGGGCAAGGCGCTGCAGATCGCAGGCAATGTGCTGCCGACACTGGTCATCCCGGCCGGTGGCTTCGCGCGCGGCGTCGGTGCTGTGGCACGACAGATGCCCTACTTCGCAGGACGCGCTCTGCCGCGTGCATTGATGGGCCAGGGGGGGGGGGGCGCGGTGCTCGACTCCTCGCTTGCTGGGGC